GTCGTATAGGAATTTGGTTCGCTACACATAGCATCCTACTTTTTGTAAAGTTTTTATTTCTTCGTATATTAAAATGAACTTTCTTAAACCACTGAGTGGTCCGATTGAAAAAGTTCTCAAAGTACCCATCATTTTCACACTGGTGGTGATGTATCAAGGTTTATTTTCACACAATGCGGTTGAAGTTCCGGAAAGATTGGCTAGACTTTTTCAGTTTGAATCATTTCGATTATTTTCGCTCATCGTAATTGCCCTCGCTGTCACAAGTGACGTGGAATATGCACTCCTATCGACATTGTTTTTCATTGGTACTCTATATGCCCTAAAGACACCAGAGGAGAGAAAAAAAACTGGTTTCATATAGTATATGTGGTGGATCTTTCTACTTTTATATTGTTCCTATCTCATCCTAGGTCCCCATTGGGAAACAAAACTCTTAAGGGGTGAAAGGTTAGCCATTGTTGATAGTGAAAGGGAACTTTTGAGACGCTCTATTTTTATTTCCTATGTCGCACTCTTGTTGATCTCCTGGTTTTTACTCTTTCCATCTGAATCGTCATTCATGAGCGCTCTTTTATTGACCGTCGCGGCAACAACCGGTTTTCACATGAAGTATGGACCCGAGAAGCCCGTCCCAATGCATCTTCTTCTGACCCTATTCCTATTATATCAGGGGAGATCATACATGTCTATCCAACTTTGGCTCACGATGGCGCTCATTACATTTTACACGTTGATGCATGATAAATTATATATCCCCTAATATTAGAATGAAGATTCATATTGTGGGTGCCGGACCGACAGGTATGTCCCTAGCTTGGGAAATACTTAGATCGGGTGAACACGATGTGACAATTTACGATAGAAAACTTTCAGCCGGTGGTTCTTGGTGGGAACCCGATGAAGACGTGAGAGATCTTCACGCGCACCGTATAGTTTTCGATCGCGCATTTGTCAATACCCAAAGTTTGTTTAGAGAAATGGGAATCAGGTGGGACGATATATTTGAACCAGTTAGTAAAGGTGTGTATAGTTTTGTCTTCAAGTCACTCAGTCTGAAAGATTATGGTGCCCTCACTTCACTATCTTTTAGGGTTCTAACCAAACCCGAACACTACAAGGGGGTCTCTCTAAAAGATGCTCTGGGTGATCTTTCAGAAAAGGGGGAAACTTTACTCGAACACCTCCCTCTGTTGATGGATGGTGTCAGGTGGGATGTCATGTCAGCCTACGAGTTTGTGAAAAGTTTTGACTACGTCGCCCTCTCTAAACAATACACCCAACGGGTCTCTGGGAAGGTCATGTGTGACGCGATGGAACAGGCAGTCCTCGATGCAGGTGCAAATTTTGTGTTTGGTAATGAACTCACGGACTTGGAGTACTTTGAGGATGGGTACAAGGCAACCTTTTCAAACGCGACCACGCTCGAGGACGGTATGCTCTTCCTCTGTCTCGATAACAGTCCAGCCATAAAGTTGTTAGGTGACAACTGGGGACTTGATGGAGAAAAGAAGGTCCGAGAAAGTACCTACGGGTGTATCAATATTCTTCTAGACTTTGACGAACCAATCAAAATTAAAGATGAGGTGGAAATCATAACATCCACAAAACTCCGACTTCAACCAGTTGTCTTATCGGATGGTGTGACAGTGTCATGTATAATCACAGATCTCAATGAAAATGTTATCAATACTCCACCAGAAGAGTTAAAAACCCTCGTTTTGGAGGAATTGGATGTACCCACCCCCAAAGAAATTCGAATAGGTTGGGGTGCAGATTGGGACGGTGAGAAGTGGCAATTTTCTCAATCCTCGGGGGTTCTCAGTCTCCACGGACAGCTCCCCTTTTTTGGGAAATGCCCCAAAGTTGCCATGTGTGGTATGATGTCCCCGAGGAAGACACCCTATTCGAGCATCGAAGCCGCCGTTGAGGTATCAAGGTCCCTCAGTCACCAGGAATTTGGCACGAGGGAGCCTCTCCAACCCATCCTTCTGACACACATGATTTTATTGATCATTGTGGTACTTATAGTTTTAATTCTACTCTATCGTAACAGAAACCTATGAAGTTTGTAGCCTCAGTATATGAACCCATGTATGAGTTTAACAGTAAAAAGTATATACGACTCAAAATCTCACAGAAAAGTGCAGAGAGTATCAACCAAATTCACGTGAATAAGGCGCACCTCCTATTGAATAAAAACATAGACATTCCACTTATCGGTCAGGTGCTCACGGTGAAGGTTCCATTCCGTTATAGGAGAGTGATGTGTGAAGTCAAGGGGAGACCCCTACAATCTCTTATAAAAGGTGATGAAATCGAAGTTGATGTACAGTTTAAGGGTGCTTGGAATGTCGGTGATTACTCTGGATTCTCTTGGTTACTCTCAAGTTCAACATACTCCGAAAGCGGGTGATATATCAACTCATTTAAAGTTTATCCTCTTTAAATCAGTATGCTCACTAGAACTGGGTACCTCGCCACCGAAGGACCCCTCCAAGAAATTAAAAAGGAACTTACCGTAAGACCTATAGTCAATGGGGATTATGGATTTCCGCCACCACCTTTTAAAGTTTTTAAAACGACTACAGGTGGTATCTGTATCCCGCGCTTCTATGGCATCGAGAAACTTGGTGAGCCCAAGGAGGACCGGAGACCCCAACCCACCAAGATTAGAACAAAGTTTGCCGGCACCCTTCGAGACGCAACACACCAAAATGAAGCACTTGCTGCAGCTCTTAAGGCGGGTCATGGCGTTCTCTCACTCCCGTGTGGTTTTGGGAAGACCACTGTATCCCTGGCAATAGCATGTAAGTTGGGCTACAGGACCATGATTGTCGTTCATAAACAGTTCCTGGCAGACCAGTGGAGGGAGAGAATCCAGCAGTTCTGTCCAGGGGCCACCATAGGGGTTGTCCAACAGAATAAGAAGGAGGTAGAATGCGATTTTGTCATCGCGATGCTCCAATCCCTCTCCTTAAAGGAGTATAGCTTTTCGGACTTTGAGAGTGTTGGGACCCTCATCGTAGATGAAGCACACCACATATGTGCCAAAGTTTTCAGTCAATCCCTCTTCAAAATGTGCCCCAAACACATTTTTGGTCTCTCCGCAACCCCCGAGAGGAAGGATGGTCTCACCAAGGTGCTCCATTGGTTTATGGGACCAACCTTCTTCGCCGTTGAGAGGAAAAATCAGGAACAGGTTGAGGTGTTCCCAATCACCTACGAATGCTTCAATTACAAAAACCCACCACCCTCTATGAGGAACGGGAAGATATCGATGCCCAACATGATCACAGAGTTGGTCGAAGACAGGAACAGAAACAAAATGTTGGTGGAGCTCGTTAAAAAAGCCTCAGCTGGCACGAGGCAACTCCTCGTTTTGAGTGACCGGAGATTTCACTGTGAATTTCTTCATCAATGTTTTCCCAAAAGTTCCGGGCTCTACATGGGTGGCATGAAGGAGAAGGACCTCCAAGAATCTTCCAAAAAGAAGATCATCTTCGCGACATTCAGCCAAGCCCACGAGGGACTGGACATTCCAACCCTAGATACAGTCATTCTGGCTTCACCCAAATCGGACATCACCCAAAGTATTGGGCGTATCATGAGAGAAACGAAGGGGAAGAAGAACAACCCACATATATACGACGTTCATGATCCGTGGTCTATCTTCACCGCGATGTACTACAAGAGAATGAAGGTGTACCGCCAAGGTGGTTTCAAAATTCATGGGAAATTCACCGAAGAAAAGAGGGGCGACTTCCCTCAGGGAAAGTGTTTGTTTTTATAATCTGAACACTTATTAAATGTCTGGTGCATTGATACAACTCGTCTCCAAGGGAGTTCAAGACATGTATCTTACGAGCGACGAGGGTATGTCGTTTTTCCGTACAAAATTTATGCGGCATACGAATTTTTCCCAAGCCCCCAAGTACATTAAAACTATTTCGGACAGTGATACTTCGATAATGATTCCAGTTTTGGGTGATGCCATCAATGGGCTTTGGTTCGAGTCAGATAGTACTAGTAATGACAACATCGCTTCGAATCTCTTTTACAAATCCACCCTAGATCTTTTCATAGGTGGTCAAAAAATAGACTCCCAACACTTTGATTATTATAGTGAGATCTGGCCAAATTATTTGGCTGATACCTACAACAAGTCACAGGAACTTAACACCAAGGCTTCACTGTCCAATAAATTTTTTGTCCCCCTCCACTTTTTTTTCTGTGATCATAAAGCATTCTTACCCCTAGTCGCACTCCAAAATCACCAAGTTGAAATACGAATCAATTTTGACAAGGATACGATCGAATCCATTCCAGCATCTGAAAAGAAAGCCAATATGTACGGGAACTATATTTACCTTGATACAGAAGAGAGAGAATCACTTGTAAAGCGATCCTTAGATTTCGTCATCACACAAACACAGAGAATAGAGTTCCCATTGAATAGTGTGACTGATAATACAACCGAATCTGGGGGTTACAATACACTCGATATTTCTTCCTTTAATCACCCAGTAAAGTCACTCTTCTTCGGATTTGGTGCTTCCCAGATAAATCCCGCATTGGATCGTTTTAGTTTTATAAACGCAGACCTATACATCAACGGTACACCACTACTCGAAAGTATGAGCCCTGTATATTTTCACACAGCACAAAACTATTTTAAATCATCATACGGTAAAAGTTATTTTAATACTGGAAGTCATTCACCAACGTATACTCGATACTATGCCTATCACTTCTGTATGAATGCATCCGACTACAACCCATCGGGGTCGTGTAACTTTAGTCGTCTGGACAACGCGAAACTCGTATTGAGAGGTGTCGAGGCCATTGATCGACCGTATATGTATGTATATGTCGTCAATTACAATGTACTCAGGATCAAAGATGGTTTAGCCGGAATTTTATTCGGCAACTAATGTAAATGGCAACACAAGCAGACGGAATTCTTGTAGCCGCTGGACAAATTTTTGTAAGTAGTTTGGATGCTGCACCAAGAGAACAAGATATTATTACAGGTGTCGCAAGTATTGACGCTGGTGAGATTGTAGCAGACCAGATTACAACGGCGAATCTTATCCTCACAAATAAATTAAATGCTTCAGGTGACTTAGAACTCACGGGTTTTACAAATGTTAATCGTTTGACAGCCACCCAGATTGGTATCGGCACCACAAATCCTGTAAATGATTTTCAAGTTGGTGAGGACCGTTTTATCGTCAGTCGTGTATCACCAAATATTGTCACAGTCCTCGGTAACGTATTTTCCACAAATCTCATCGCTACGAATCTTTTCAGAACCGATAACAATAAGTTTGTTGTTGATAGTGGTGCCTCCAATATACTTCAAATCACCGGAAACACATATTCAACGAAGATTATAGCAGGACCACTTACAGAAACCGGTGCAGACGCGGCGTTGTTTCAAAATGGTAACGTTGTGATCAGTAACGGTGATCTTAATATAACAGGTAACATTGTGGTCGCCGGTAATGTAAGTATTACAGATGCTCTGACATACTTGAATGCTGAAAACTTGATCGTATCCAATGCGTGTATTCAAATGGCTGATGGATACCCCGGGGGTGCGTATGATAATGCTCTGCTTATGACAGATCATCCCGGCGTCGAAGCGAATTTGGTGTTTGGATATAGTACGTCAAACAATGAATTCATGTTTTCAAAAACAATGGATAGTGCTTATACATTCGGTGGTCCCGGAGAACAACTAATCAATCTAGATTCGAACACAGTGAATGTTCATGTATATGGTAAATTTTACACTGATAGTAATGTGGGTGTCGCAAATATTGCACCCACACACACACTTTGTGTGGGATCCAATGTATTTGTAGATGATACGGGTTCTAATGTACTACATGCAACCGGTAACGTTTTCATACAACAGTTAAGTTTAGGTGATGGTGGTATTAGTAGTACGAATGAACTTTTACAAATTAATCCCTCTGCAGAGCCACCAATTGTTATGAATGCCAACGTTCAGATGGATTCATTTCGCACAACAGGAACTTCTGCCTCTGGTGTATCAAATGGCTCACCTACAGATACATTGTCTATAGGCACAAAAGTCTTTGTAAATTTGACAGCCGCGAATACCCTAACAA